CTACCGTTAATGCCCGACGATGATTTTCCAGTAGAGGAAGAAGCTATTGCCATTGAAATTATCCTATGAGTTACAGCGGTATATTTAAACCTAAAAATCCTTTAAAATATAAAGGAAACCCGTCTAATATTATTTATCGCTCTCTTTGGGAGTGTAAATTCATGAGCCATCTGGATTCTCATCCAGATGTTATTCAATGGGCTAGTGAGGAGTTCGCTATTCCGTATTTATCACCCATTGACAATAGAGTACACAGGTATTTCCCAGACTTCTGGGTTAGGAAGCGTAATAGAGATGGTCTAATAGAAACCGTTGTTATAGAGATAAAACCAAAGAATCAAACTCAGCCACCAAAACCAAGATCTAAGATAACAAAAACTTATCTGAACGAGGTCAAGACCTGGGGGATAAATAGTTCTAAGTGGCAATATGCTACCAAATTCTGCGAAGAGCGTAAATGGAAGTTTCAAATATTAACCGAGGATGATCTAGGTATCAAGTAATGGCACAAACTTATCAGCAAATGCTTCAGCAAGCAATAACAAGAGGTCAGGTAGTTAGTGCTCAGAACTGGTTTGACACTACGTATCAGACTCTTGGTAAGCAAGATGCAAGTAGCGTCATTACTAGTGGTGATAATAGACTTACTAAAAGTTTAACTATTGGTAAGATGTATTTGTTCAACTATGATCCTAAGCATAAGAAGACTCTACCAAAGTATGATAGATTTCCTTTGGTGTTTCCTTTTGATCATGCCGAGGGTGGGTTCATGGGAATCAACTTTCACTATCTACCTCCTGGCCTTCGTGCAAGTCTACTTGATGGACTCATGTCACTAGCAACAGACAAGTCTTTTTCGGACTCTATGAGACTCAATCTAAATTATAAACTGTTAAAGAATGTGGCTAAGTTTGCCCCTGCGAAAGAAGGTATCAAGCGGTACCTAAATAGCCACGTTAGATCAAGGTTCTTTTATATAAGACCTGATGAGTGGTCCAAAGCAATATTACTACCACTAGACGATTTTGTCTACAGGAAATAAATGATAAACATCAAAGAATTTAAATCAGCAATACACAAGTATGACCTAGAGAGGCCCAACCTTTATGCTGTAGTAATTCCACTGCCAGGCTCGGCAAGCTCCCCTGCACCCATTAAAACTAACTACGCTCAGGCCTACGCTCAGACAGAGAATGGAAGATTATTAACCATGTTCTGTAGATCTACTAATTTACCAGGTGTAAACCTTGGAACAGTAGATGCAAAAAGATATAGTGTAGGTCCAACACATAAGATACCTGTTGGAGCAGCGTTCTCTGATGTTACAATGACTTTTTTAAGTGATGCTAGTGGTATTACATATAATATGTTCTACAACTGGATCAATACCATCATCCCGTTTTCAGATGGAAAGAATGCTCCTGGTGTTGGTAGAAATTTCCAACTTGAATTTAAAGAGAACTACCAAACAGATATAGGAATCAAAGTATACAGAGGTGCACCAGGTAAGTTTGCAGGCTCTGGTCTAATGCAAACAGCAGCTTCAGTGATTTCTGCTGCAGCAGGTGTTCCGTTTATCGGCTCGTTATTAGGAGGGATATCAGCACCTCAGTACCCACTAGTACTTGCCAAAGAAGTAAAACTATTCAAAGCATACCCAACAAGCATAAGTGATCTATCTCTTTCATACGGATCTGGAGATAGTGTACAAGAATTCACCGTATCGTTTACATTCTACAATTGGGAATTGAAACGTGAACCAATTGCTACTGGTTCTACCGGTGGTGGAAGTTTATTAGGATCTGTTGCATCATTCGCCAACTTTTTATAATTATTAGGAGTTATTATGGCTTTACCAAAATTAACACATCCCGTATTTGAGTTGATTGTTCCATCGACAAAAGAAAAGGTCATGTTTAGACCGTTTTTAGTTAAAGAAGAAAAACTATTGCTAATGGCTAAGCAAAGTGAAGAACAAGCTGACATCTTTAACGTACTAAAACAGATCATCACCAACTGTGATGTTGAGTCTGTTCTCAATGCTGGTACACTAGCATCATTTGATGTTGAGTTCTTATTCTTGAAGTTAAGAGCAAAGTCAATTAATAATATAATTGAACTAGCTTATGTAGATTATGAAGATGAGGAAACATACAAGTTCTCTGTTGATGTTGATGAAGTAGAAATGACGTACAACGATAACCATACAAATGTGATCAAGATATCTGGAACCTCCGGAATAGTTATGAAGTATCCGAGTGTCACGTTAATGTCAGAGATAATGGAGAAAGAAGATGTACCAGATATCCTTTTTCATATGATCAAGGGGTGTATGGAACAGTATTATGAGGATGATAGCATAACATACTTCAAGGACTGTAAACCAGAAGAGATTAATGAGTTTGTGGATAATCTACCTACGGCTATGATTAAAGAATTTGAAAACTTCTTTGAGACTATGCCTAGGCTATACCACAAACTTGAATACACAAATAAACAAGGAACTGAACGAGTTATTGAGTTAAAGACACTTGAAGATTTTTTTACGTTGCGCTGAGTCACAACACACTGGAGAACTACTATACAGTGATGTTTGTTTTGGCTCAGCATCATCATTACTCAATTACAGAAGTAGAAAACATGATTGTCTTTGAACGAGACATCTTCATGCAGATGTTAGCAGATCACATAAAGAGACAAGAGGATATGTACAAAAATGGCGGTTGATCCAAATAGACAAACACTAATACAGCAGTTGGGAGAAATGCGTAGTACGCGTATGCAGCAGATGCGTACTGGTAGTCAGCAGACCCAAATGATGGGTAGGCAGGTTCAACTCACTCAGAGTATGAGCGCTGCTCTTCAAAATAACTCTAGGCAGTTAAGCACTCTTAACACAACAATGTCTAGTGGTTTCAGAAACCTATCTAGTTCTTTTGCAAGCTCGATGCGCGGGTTAACATCTGCGGTCAGTAGAGGTGCTGTTGGTGCTGCCAGTGCTGCTGGTGGTGCTGCTGCCGGTGTTGGTAGGGTATCTGCTAGTGCAGTATCTGGAGTTACTTCAGGTGTTGTATCTGCCTTGAGTATGGCCTTGCCAGCTGCAATTGCTGGTGTCATTGGTAAGTCATTGATATGGGATAATATTGATGACAGTACTAAAAAAGAAATGGGTGAGAATATAGGTGGTATCTTCAAGAATGTATTTGGAGATTCGCTACAGCCAGTGACAAAAGAATTAAAGGTCATGACAATGACCTTAGCGGATACGTTAGAATCCCTCAGCGATAGAATTGGATCAGTGGTATCAGGTATCAAAGGTAAGTTACCGGCTCTCAAAGATGGCGCTGGGGAAACAGCATCCAATGTATCTAACAAGGCATCTAATGCTGCACAAGAAGCTACACAGAAATTACCCCGAGGTGTTAAGGTAGCAGGATTGATGGCAAGAGATGCTACGGATGTGGCGGTAAAAGGTTACGATCTTTTAAAAGGTACTGAGGCTCCGGAGTTCGAGCAGGTCAAGACAGGAGCAGTGGCTGTTGGGACTGCGGCCGCAGGTTACCAAGCTAGTAAATTTGTGAAGGAAAGTATACCATTAGCAAAAACAGCTGAGAAGGGTGCAGGATTCAAGGGCTCTCTGAATCAGCAGGCTATGAATCTCCTTAAAAAGGATGGGTCTAAGGTAACAAAGCTATCTCTGCTGACAGCAAGGATGGTTGTGAGAATAACAGTAGCAGGCGGTGCTACTGCTGCCAAAGTGTTGGGGGCTATTGTTAAATTTAAACTTGACCGTGCTGCATCAGTAATAGGTCCAATCATTCAACTTGTAGGACTATGGTATGTTCTTGATACAATTGAATCCATGGTGGCTGATAAAACAATCACACCAGAAGACGGTAAAGAGCTAGCCGATTTTGCAAAAAAGCAGGCACTTTTCTCTGGTGCAGGATCCTTTGTGGTTGGTGGTCTTGCTGCAGCTGCGGGAGTAGCTGGAGGTGGTTTTCTATCTGTACCACTAGGTATCTTAGGATCAATTGGTGGTAGTATGCTTGGAAGTTATGCAGCAGAGAAGACAACTAAATTCTCAGCTGGAATAACGGCTGAAATACCAGAAGCCAAGCAAGAGCCTGGAATGAACCTAACATCCCAGATACTCAACCTCAAAGAAAAAAAGGGCGAGAAGAAAAATCAAGCCTCGAATATATCCAAACCATCAGCAGGAGCAACTACTAGTAGTAGAGATGATAAGGGTGAGAATGGCAGTGCTCAGAAGGCTATGGACTTCTTCATGTCCAGAGGGTACACAAAGGAACAGGCAGCTGGTATTGTTGGCAATCTCAAAGTTGAGTCCGCTACCTTTAGTACAATAGATGTTGGTGATAAAGATAGGCCAGAAGGACCATCAATTGGTATTGCTCAGTGGGACCCTAAACGTCAGGCTGATTTTAAACGTATATTCAAAAAGGATATTAAAGAAGCTAGCTTTGAAGAACAATTAGCCTTCATCGACTGGGAGCTCAACAATACCGAAGCTGTAGCTGGTCAGAAATTAAGAGGAGCTAAGTCTGCCGAAGAGGCTGCTCTAATGATAGACGCATTCTACGAACGCTCAGCTGGATCTAGTACAAAGGGTGGTGGTAAGGGCGGCGCCAAGATCAAGCAAAGGCAGCAAGCTGCCTTAGCGTTGATGGGCGGTGGAGCACAGAGTACAATGATGGCTGGCACCGGTGCTGGAGCAGCTAGTGATACATCCACAAGTCTACCTATTGATCAAGTATCAGCTGCTCAAAAGCCAACTGCAGGAATGTCTATCAAACAAAAGATAGATTACTTCAGAGATCAGCTTGGTGGCGATCAGGCAAATAAACCAGCCGAAGGTAAAGGAGAAACTCAACAAAAGCCAGCTAGTCCTTTCAGTGCTTTTGCTTCATTGATTGGTGGTGGTAGCTTTGAGAGTATGAAGAACGAGTTACTAGCTGGTTTAGATTCTGATATGGAAAGAAAGGCTGAAGGTTCTCAAGGTGGTAATACTATCATCAACAATAACGGTGGTGATACCAATGTCACTTCCAGTAGTGGTGGAGGTGGGTCTGCTCCAGTATACAACCCTATAGCACCTGCAGCAAGCTATCAATCACAATTTACATCAATAGCTGGTATTCAACGTACAGCATAAGAAAAAGGGGCCTAAGCCCCTTTCTTTTTAGTCATCCAACAGTTCTTTGAACTTAGCTAAGTCATCATCCTCATCACCATCCCATGGTGCAGCTGCTTGTTTCTTTACAGCTGGTTTAGATTCCTTTTGCTTCGGTGCAGTCTCAAACTCTTCTTCATCTTCACTCAAATCAGTTAAAGATGCATTACGAACTTGTTTAGGTGCACCACCATCAAGACCTAAGACACGGTAGAGCTTTTGTTTCAACTCATCGTATGATTTAAAGTGCTCATCAGCTAAGAACGCCTGTAAAGAGTGTTGCTGCTTCCAGATCTTTTCTAACTCTTCATCATCATCCAGTAATAGAGCTGGAGCTTCGAACTCAGACTTATCATAGTTACGATAGCCTTCTACATTACGAATCTTCAACTTGAAGTTAGCACCTGCCCAGAAGTCGAATGGGTTGATTGGCTCTTCATCCTCGAACTCAGGATTCATGGCAGCATTCAACTTATCAAAGATCTTCTTGCCATACTTGAACAAGAATACTTTACCTTCATTCTCTGGATGTGCTTTATCACTAACAACATAGATGTTAGAAATGAAATTCAACTTACGTTTTTGTTTACGAACTTGGTCTTGATTAGCTTGCAGCTTAGTAGCCCATAACTGACTGTTGTATTCAGAAACAGGATCTGCCTTACCAATAGTAGTTAAAGACTTCTCGATATACCACTGACCACCTGGACCCTGGAATCCGTGATCGAAGATACGGACAAAAGGAACATCTTCACCATCAGGAGAAGGAAGAAAACGAATAACAGCATAGCCATTACCTGACTTATCGACTTCAGGTTGCCAGAATCGGGTGTCTTGTTTACGGCCTTCACCTTCGGGGGCTGCTAGTTTAGATACTTGTTGATTGATTTTGTCCAGACTGGACTTTGAGGACTTCTTTAGATTTGAAAAAGACATCGTATACTCCTTGTATAAAATATATGTATTAGCGTATCCACCAAACTAATTATGTAATTGTACATTGTTCTTGAATATCAGTCAACATACTCTTATATTTATCTTCCTCAAACTGCACAAAGGGAGATAGTTTAATTAATTTGTTACGAACTGTTTCCCATACTGGATCCTTCAACCTTGTACTCCAGTACTTGAACAGGCACTTCTTTTGCACAGCGTCGATTATGATCAACGTCTCTGCAGTTATCTCTTTTGAGAGATACCTTCTTAGAAGTAATGGATGTTGATTATCCACTACTTTCATTTCTTCTTTAAGATCATCAATCTTACCAAGATCACTTTTGAATATATAAGAAAGGGATTCCTTGTGCTTCAACCATTCACGGTATTGTTTCTCAGCTATCTGCTCATTGACAAGATCACCAACCCAAACATCACCGTAGTAGAAGTTGGCAACAAGGAACCCCATCACATCTTTATGCTTTGCTAACTTTGCAAAAAAGAACTTATCATTCCTCTTCTCAAAGGTAGCATAAGATGCTTTCACTTTACCATTATATTTAAAGTAATCATACGTGTCAGATTGAAAGTGTCTTTTCAAAGCACAGTACATCTTATACGCATCATAGTCTGTCATAAAGGTAGTTGTTTAGTCTTTGGTAAGTAGTTTAAGTTTTCTGCTTCAACCTGTATAGATGCTTTCAGCTTTGCATTACTTTTGATCAAAGAAGCTGCTGTTTCAATATCTACACCGTTCTTATCACAGAAGTACATTACAGCATCAATATACTCCATTTTCTTTTCTAAGACAAGTTTTTCAATCTCTTTTGTAAATTCAACAATACTTAGAAAATTCAAATCATTAATCATGGTCTATCCTTGGTGTAGAAAATATGGCCTCCGATTTTAACTTTACGTTTCAATCTATCCTTCCATGACGGACTAACATATGTTGCATGGAAGAACAAAGATCCACGAGATGGGTCGTATAACGAGATACTACTATGGCTATTAGCAATGACTGCAGCCATTTCGTAAATACGATTATACAGCTCTTGATCTCTAATTACAAGATGTTTCTTTGGTAAGCACACCCATGAGAACTGACATACTTTGTTCATTTTTTGGTGAACAACTTCACAGATGGTCTTTGGGAAAGACTCGTCCGCAACTCTATTCATAGTAACAAAGCCAACAGCTTTGATTCCGTCATCTGGTTCGTTCTTAGCTTCGAAGTACATATTCCGAGCTAGACATTCGATCTGTTTGTTTGGTACGCTTGTGGTAGATACAATATCTTCAGATAGTGCGACGGGAACGTCGCTAAGTTCATTCTGTGCAAATACAAGCGAACACAATCCAAGCAGCGTTATTAGCGCTAACTTTTTCATGTTAACTTCCTCTTTGTTTATGGAATTATTTTGGGATGTAGAGGTACAGCTTTCAGTGTCCTGATTTTTAATAGTCACAATGCCATCCTTATCAAGTGCTGCTCATACCAACTTAGGTCGAAGGACCCTTTTGAAGATATAGTTATTTATAACTATTTTATCTGCTGACTGGTATCTTTAGCGAGTTGTCGGTATCCATCTCTGTCTGGATGGACCTTGTCTTGTTGTAGACTTTTGATTTCAATCACAGTATCACCGTGTTGATTTGCGATGTCTCGTACAATTTGCTGCTTGTGCGGCTTTATTGCTGGAAGTATCCAGTATACACGAGATCCTTTGATTTTGCTACGAGTTTTTTCTAATTCTGCTTTGGTATTGAGTCCTTTTAAGTCATTAGACCCAAGACTTATTATTATTGTATTAGCGGTTAGATCTTTATGTAGGTAATCTTTATTCCACTGCTCACTACTCCATCCGCCTTTGGAGTAGGATGCACACTCAGGTCTTTCCCTGTGCGTGCCTACTGCAATGCTATCACCAATGATAAGACATTCAAGCATATCAATCCTGTAAAAAAGAATAGGACCCGAAGGTCCTATAGCTATTGGGTGATAAGGGAGCTACCCTCAGTTTAGCTTAAGCAGCTAAACGGTAATCGCTATCGTTTGCGTTTACTTATTTTGCTTGATTTACGGTCATCGCC